CTATGTTTTGTCTATTTATCACTGCTGGGTTAGGTATTTTTATTTTTCTTTTTGGTATAAAAACACTACCATCACTTTTTACAAATCCAAAACCTCCATATCTTTTAGGTATATATAATACTAAAAAATTAACCTTTTCTGTAGTTTTTTCCTGCCTTTTTTGATTTAACTTACTAACCCAATCCCATGTGTTTTCTAGAACGATGTTTAAAAAATCACTATTTCTTGATCTGATTCTTATTGTTGATAACATCTCATATACTTGTTGTATTTTTGACCTAAAATCCCGTTTTTCACTACCTTCTGGATTACCAACTATTAAAGAGGTTATTGCTCTATTAACATAGCCTTTAGTTATTGATATTTTCTGATCCTCTTTTGTTTCTATTTTCCTTAAAAATTCGTTTATACCGATACCAATAACACACTTGTTTAATTTTAATATTAATCCAGATAATACTGCCATTTCATTGAATATTTTAGCGTAAGTCAATGTAGGACTATTATATTTACCATCATCACCTAATACTCTCAAATTATTAAAATAAATATCTAATTCATCAATTTCATAAATATTTTTTTTACTCATTATCAAATCTTTAACTGTTTGTAAATACTTTATATTATTAACACTCTGGTGTATTTCAGAATTAAGTGATAATATATTAGTATGAATTAAAGCACAGTAAAAAATGTTTAACATACTATTGATTAGTGTTGTTGATCTTTCTCCACTAAATAACCTACCCTTATGTTCATACATTACTCTATTATTTGATTCAACCCTAATAAGCATTTTTTTACATGCATTTTGAAGCCATTGACAACAAAAAATAAATTCATCAGTTCTTTCACCATAATAATCTTTTTCTTTAATCACTTCAATTAATGTTGACCAAACCATTTCTTTATGTTCCTCTAAATGCTGATCATTAAATTCTGAAAAATCAAAACAATTATAAACCTCACTTTTGTTTTTTTCATAGTTTTGCATAAATACATTTGATTCATCTATTTTTATTAACACACCCATTTGATTCATATTATCCTCTAAATGTTTTGTCACTATTGAGTTAAATATATAATGGTCAGCTGTTACACTATATATGTATCTCAATTTTGCATTTTCTTTTCTCTTTAAAACCATATCACACATAGTTGATGGTAAGTCAAAAATAACATTTATAAACCAAGTATGTGATTCTGAATTAAATGCCGTTTTTTTTGTTGGTGTCTTAGGTTTGAATTCATTTATATATTTTTTAATTTGTTTAAAATACCTACTTTTTTTGTCTAATTGTCCACTTAAACCAGCTGCACTACTGTCAGTTGTGAACAGCTCTCTATTCTTAATTGATTCAACTATACCTTTAAATGCTCTATTATTTGACATACTTGTATAAAGTACCTTATACCAGTATTTTTTAAAAATAATTTCACATAGTTTATTTGCTAACTCAAAACCAGTTAAATTTATATCTTTGAAAAAGACGCTTTTTAAAAAGTTTTTTTTATGTTGTGCATACATCCTTTGTAGCACAGTTTCTTTTGGCTTTTTACCATCTGAACCCATTGGACCAATAAAAGTATCTAAGTATTGTAAATCTTTAAAGTCCCTAAATGAAATCTCGTAACCATCAAATTCATTGTGATTTTTAACAATAGATGAAATTTTACTACAAATATCAACCCAGTATTCATCTTTTACATAATAGAGATTGAACCATTTTAATATATAATTCCCAGTAATAGTGTACTTCATGTGAGCAAATTTAAAAAACAAACAGCATAACAAATTCGCATTCCCACCATACCTTTTTTCAATGACATTAATAAATGATTTATATCTAGAATGGTTCTTGTTGATTATTTCAAAAACATCTCTCGGTTTAAAGTTTGATGCTTGCCAAATATTTTTATTTGCATACCAAAAAAATCTAGTTATCCATTTTATTTCCTTATTAGTTATTTTTTCAACCTTCCACTTATCCATGATTTTTTTAAACTTATTTTTATGAGTATATAAAACAGTTTTACAATATTTATTAACATAGTCAATCATCCATTCATCCTTTTTAACATTTGTACTTTCTTTTGATTGTTCTTGCCATAAATAAAAACCATTTTCATTACATTGTATTTCATTAATTGTAAATTTATCATTATTAGCATTTTTGTTCTCACTAATATCTGCTGATTCAATATAATCATCTATATTCTCATTTAATAATTTAATTGGTTGATCTGTGTCTAACATAGTAATAAATAAGTTTATTAAGCAGTAACCAAATGGTTCCTTTCTTTTTGATAACAAATCCCTTTGAATATTGTTAACACTATTACAAAATAAGCAATCAGTTAATTTATATCTGTCTGGGATTTGTAATAGTTTTAAGATTTTGTTGTCATAATATGCCCATTGTCTTTCAATCTGTGAACCTCTTATTTTATAATTAATGTTTTTTTGAAAATTAATATCAATTGACTCGTCTACTATATACAACTTATTGGTAGATTTTTTATTAACAACTTGATTGTCTGACAATAATAACAATTTTTTATATTCCTCACTACTAATATACATATAACTAGCTGTTTTCTCTAACCAGTAACTCTGTTTATCTACTAAATGTGATATCTGTAAATCACTAACTAGTTGTGGGAGTTCTCTATACCTTACTTTACCACTAGATAAACTGTTTTTTAAACTTGTAAATCTTCGATATTTAATGTTAAAACCAGGAATTACTAATTTTGCAACATTCAGATCTATTAACTTAAACTTAAACCAAACAATTTTTGTTTCATTCATAATTATTAAATAGTGTTTATCAACATCGTATATTATGGTTTTAAAACCATTATCAATGTCGACAATACCATGACTATCCAGATGATCTGAATACTCAAAATCCTTAATTTTTTTGTTCTCAATTAAGCTTATTAGGCTCTCATAATGTTTAATTAGTTGGTCAATAACGTTAAAATAAATAATGGTTAACCATACACTAAATGTCATATTATCTGACAGAATATGTATTTTCCACCATTCATTGTCCAGTTTATCATAATTATCTTGTTTGTCAAGGATCCACTCATTAACCATTTCACTTAATGACTCACTTACCTGTGTAAGTTGAAAAAGTGATGTATTACACATACCTATAATTTGTTCATTACATCTTGTGCTATCATTTTTTTTAACATCATCACTTTTTAGTAAAAAATCAGACAAATTAACCATTTTTGAATTTTTATATTTTTTAAAAATTTGATTTATATTCATTGAAATATTTGAATCCACTGAAGATTTTAATTCAGGTAACTCTTTCAAATTTTTATTTAATATTTCTTCCAATTGTTTTGGTTTATCTATTAATTTTTTAATATCCTCTATGTCTGCCAACAATTTTCTATCCATTTCATTCTTTTCTAACCTTTTTGTTTCTTTATACTGTTTTTTTAAAAATTTAAAAATTAACTTGTTTAAATTGTATTTACCTTTTAAATCTTTATAACAATGTTTTGAATTAATATAATAATCCTCTTTTTTCCCAATAATAACAAAGTTATTTTTAATATACAATTTCTCTATATTTTTATCATGAAACAAATTCTCAAACTCAAATCTTTTCAAACGCACATATCTAATACCTACAAAATACTTATTACTGAACATAAATTTCCTCCTACAATATAATTATAATATAAA